ATAATACCCTGTGCAGCAGTATCGGCCGCCGTATTTGCATAAACACCAGCAGAGTTTGCAGCACTAAACGCAGCGTTTGCTCTGATGAATGCTGCATTGGCATATGTTCCGGTGGTGTTCTGTGAACCGTATGCTGAGTTTGCCTGTAAGAATGATGCATTAGAGTGTAAAAACGGTGCTGCTGCGGTGTTCTGTGATGTACCATCTTGGAAAATAACTGGTCGATTGACCATTTTGAAACCAGTATTATCAATGAACTGTGCAAATATTTTTTCTTTGTTTGTACCACCAAGTATTATATTTACGTTTTTGTTTGGTGTTGCAGTACCAATTACAAGGTTACCGCCTGGTAGTCCTGTGCTACCTTGTATATACAGGTAACCGTCCAGTGCCTTCATTGAACTATATGGTTCTGATGTAAACCGGTCACCGTTCATACCCATATCCACGAAGTATGTTGATTCTGTGCCGTTATTTGCAGTAACTACAATGTCACCTGAACCATTACCATCATTGTTTTGTAGGTTTAATTGCACAAAAGTATCTGACGAACCCGCAAACTGGCCAAGAACATTGGCCAATAACACTTCATTGTTACCCACATTCAATACGTTATGTGAGTACAATCCCTGTGCAAGTGTTGTACCAGTGAATTGGCCAGTTATATCTGTAATGGTGTTTACAGCCAAGAATATTGTCTGTGCTGTGTTTGCCCCAAGTGCCGTAATTACTGGTAATTCTGAAATTTTTACTGTTGACATTGTTTACCCCAATATGATTGTTCTGTCATCTTCTGTTATAATTGTTTGACCGGATTGTGTTATCAATTCTGGTATGTATGTTGTTCCTACTGGTCCATATAATTCAATTTGGTTACCTAACAACGAACTGTTTGCCACCCAAGATGTTCTTCTGACATTTAAATAAGAGTTGGCTGCACTAGACAAATTACTTGTCAAATAAATTTTACCGTTTGCATAGTCAACAGAACTGATTACTTTTGCTGTGTTGTTTGCAACCAATACGGTATCACCAGTGAACAAAATGTCCATCAAAGGATATGCGGTGTTACTGTATGTGCCACTATTAATAATATTATATGAGTCTGTAATAACTCTTGTAATATTTATGATGTTTGAACCAGAATTTGCCGTGACCATTGCAACATTCGGGAAAGTCATCCACACATTTCCTGTAACAGTTATTGTACTGGCATTCTGGTCAACTTTAATTACCTTAGCCGATATATTAGGACCATGTGCAGACTCTAATGAAATGTAGGTTGAGTTTGCAAAAATAATGTTTGCAATGTTAGCACCAAGTAAGTTGTTGAACTTAATGATGTTGTTACTCTTGTTAGTAAAATCTGAAGTGATGGTTGCTGTTGTACCAGCTGCACCAATAAAGTGATACAAAGGATATGATTCATACAAAGCTTTCTGTGTATGATAATCGAACTGTGAAGGTATCTTACTAGACATTCTACCAATAACTCTCATACCACTTGGGTGTAGTAGATTTTTCAACACAGTTCTATACTTTTCAATTTCTTTTTCAACTGTAATCTGATAGGTGTAGTTGTTATACTTCTGACTTTGCAATACACTGAAAGAGCTTGGTTGACCTTGTGCGTTCAGGTATTGTCCTTGACTTAATGCCAAACCATTCAAGAAAGAAGCCGATGCCTTGGCTGCACCGTCACCATAATTTTTAATACCATTTTGGTTATATGTTGAATCTATGGCTGTGTTTGCCATAACCAGATTAATGTTTCTGTCAATCTTTAGTGTTGATGTTGGGACAGGATTAGATGTGTAATTAAATACACGTAAGTTGTATAGTGATTGTGATGGATCATTATATGGCGTCAACAAAGACACAGAGTTGACCGTTGAACGGTATGATGCCACCTCTACGTTACTGCCTTGATATAATACATCACCTTTTTGCGGAAGTGCGAAAATAGAAACGTTAGAAACAACAATATCTTGCACTTTCAATGACACATTAGGTGTAGAAATATAATCTTCACCAGCAGTCAATAGTTTAATGGTTGTAACCGAACCCGCACGGTCCACAATCACAGAGAATTCTGCACCAGTACCTAATATACCTGGAGTGGATAAAGATGCATTTGCGGCCTGATTGTTTGCAGACACAACTCTTAGTGATGGCAAGTTTGTAGTTCTATAACCTAATCCACCTAATGGATAAGTTGGAATGTTTTGTGTGTAATCGTAAACAAAAGAAACGTTTAATATGGCACCATTGGCTGCCACAGAAATAACGTTTGCATAAGCACCAACACCAGAACCACCTTCGATAATAATCTTATCGTTTGCCACATATCCGTGGCCTCGATTTGATATTTGTATGGGTGACAGAATACCCAATTTACTGATATCATCAAATGAACCAGTATCATTTTCATATGTTGATGTTGCTGATACTGTTGGTATAGTGGAGAATCCACCGCCACCATTTTCAACTAATATGGAAGAAAGTGGGTAAGTTGTGAATGCTGCAAAAGAAAATGCATTAGCGAGAGATGTGTTTGCGTTTGCTGTTGGATGATTCTGCAAGAAAGAATAGTTTGTGTTACCAATGGTTGTGAATCTGGCCAATGTTATAGAATTTGTTGGTGCGAATGTAACATTGGCTCTTTTTCTTGTGTCTGGGTCAAAAGAACCCACAACTGCCTTGGCACCAAGGCCATCGCCTTTAATATCCATTACAGTATTTGGTGTGTATGTGTAACCATAACCACCTCCAACAACGTTAATACGTTGTATAGATCCTTTGGTTGTTGCGGAAACCTCGGCGGTTGCTTCAATGCCTGTGTTAGAACTGAGTCCATTATATACAATTACTGGGTCACCTATTTTGTATAACAACCCTCTGGCTTTAGAATCAATTTTTAATTGACTAACTTGACCTACAATCTTTGCTCTTAATGTGGAACCATTTATAATAACATCTTGATTGTTGTTATCCACAACACGAACAAATTCACCAGATTCAAACACACGAGAAATATTTGAAATGAAAACATCAATCTTGTTTCCAGAAACAACTGTATTTTCAATTGTAGCAATTGATTTGGTTGTTTCGCCTACGATACGATAGTTATCTATTTGTAAGAAACGATCATCTTGTGTGTTGAGTTTTAAACTTTTTGCAACATACCAAATGCCATCTGATGCTTTGAATACAGCATCTTTGGTATTAAAATATTCAAATTCGGAGTTAAAAAGTATTTTGAATAAAAACTCATAAGATGCAGGTGTGCCTTTAGAATTGTACAGCTGTTTGGCAACTTTTACTGCCTGTCTCTCATCAATCAAAGAATCAAGTGGAAAATTTGGTAAGAAATCATTGGTGAAATACTGCAAAAAATTATTTGCAGTTTCATCTATGTCCTTATATGACAAAAGGTTTTTAGAACCTTCTGTGACTTGACCTGTTTGTTCCATCCACTCATAATAAGCTTTGATAAACAAAGAAAAGTTGGCATAGTCCGGGTTGTCTCTGACAAATTCTGGTAACTGTTGTGATACCAGTAAAGAGGTCTTATTATTGTTTTCTATCATGTTTTGGCAGTAACATTAACAACAATTGCGGTTGCATCAAATGGATCAACTGTAATAATTCTATTGAATGATGATGATATGATTGTTGTGGTTGGATTTGCGGTAATGGTAAACAGACCAAGTTCATTGTTAACATTCAATGGATTAAATGAGTTTAGTGTAACAATTCCTGCCTGATAATCAATTGTACCAATGTTATTATTTAACACAGTTTTAACGTTATCTGTGCTGTTATAATATGTTCTTATTGTGCCGTAACGACCTGCTAAGTTGACAACCAATGAACCTGATTGTCCTGTTGTGTCGCTTGTTGCGGGAGTAACAACTGCAATGGCTGATGTGTATCCATTACCCGAATTTGTTACCTTAACCGATTTGATTGTTCCGTTAGCGTTCAATGTTGCAATCGCTGTTGCACCAGTTCCATCACCTTTGATTGTTACTGTTGGTGCAATCTGATAACTAAAACCTGGATTTAAAATAGAGACAGTATCCACACCACCAGTGGAAGATGGTACTTCCTCAATGAATACACCGTCAATAGTTTGTGCCAAATTTAATGGGTTTCTAAGTTGAAATGCTGGACTTGAGTTGAGACCACTTTCGAACATACCTTTTTTCAACTTTATTCCATAATATAGGTTGTAAGTTGTCGGTGTTGTTAAGTTTGGATAAAACTTTTTCTGAACCTTCACTTCAATTTCATTTGCCAAGATGGATTGATTTGTAGACTTAACAACATCACTAAAATCATTGACAGAAAATGTGGAGTTAAATGTGTTTAGAGCCGTGTTAGCATAACTAGCAATGGCAGATTTGATGTTTGTTTGAAGTTGGGATGCCGTCAGATTTGTTTTCTTTGGATCATACAAAACATTTGCTGTCAATTGAAGATATGTATAGTCTGGATCTACAATTTTTGGTACAACAGTCAACACAGAAATTGGTTTAATAACATCATTAATCAACTTTTCTTTTTGTGTTTGTGTGAATGTATATGCTCCAGCTGGCTTCAGAGAAATGAATACGGAACCATATGATGGTGGAATGTTATCTTCTCCGCCCCAAACGTTAACCGCATCAAAAGAATAACCTAGATTATTTTGTTGTATTGCTGTTATATAATCGTCTTTACTTACTGCACGGCCTTGTGCCGAGTATGCCTTTGGTGCCTGAAATTTGATAGATGCAATAGATTCTCTGTCTGCACCAGAACTAGCTGAAACCACACCCGTAACTGTGGTGTTTGAATAACCACCAACAGTATCCATCATAATGAAACTGTTTGCACCAGCTGCGGCAGAACCACTTGAGGCAATATAGGTCATCGTTACGATGTTTCCATTTGTCAATTTCTTACCTAATATATTATCACCAAAATAAATTTGATAGTTTCCACCTTTGCCCTCTTGTAGGAAATATACTAGTGATGAACCATCTAATGTTAAGAAACTACTGGATTGATTGTAGATTTGATAAGTGGAGTTTGTACTTGATTCTGTGACAGAAACAACCAAAGTGTTTGTATCAATATTTGGGTTTTCTATTGTAAACAAAGATGTTGGATTTGATGTATTATTTACGACAAAACTTGCGGTTGCAGGAACACCTTGCTTCAACATCACATTCTCGAATGTAGCTATGTTGTTAGAAAGGTCTGTTTCTGTGATATATGAATCATTAACAATAAATGTATAATTGACACCATCAATGGCTTCCGACATTAATTTTGTGAACCGTGGTAACGTCAACTGTGGATTTGCAACACCACTAACTGAAATTCTTACGTTGGCTGTTGGTGCAATAACAGATTTAGGTGTGTAATTCAATGTTTTAGCTTGTGATACGACAGAATCTCTAAGAATTGCGGAATCTAAGAACATCTCATTACCAACCATATTCAGGTAATATGCATTGTATTGTGTGTTGTATGCCAAAACATCCAGCAATGTATTTAATGCCGAACCTTCGTAATCGTAGTCCTGTAAAGTATTTTGTGAACGAAGGAATGTCTTTAGATTGTTTTTGATTGTGTCAAAATCCAAATCTGTAATTTGAATACTAGAATTTGCACCGGCCATTTTATCTATTTCTCTCTAAAAGAATTGTTGCGGTTGTTGATTGTGTTGCATTTTCAATGAAGAATGTAATTGAGATATTGTATGCATTTTTATCTTCTTCTGGAGAAACTGTGATTGATTTCAATATCGCTCTTGGTTCATATCTCTCTATTACTGCCGTAATTTCTCTTTGCAAACTGGATGCTGTCATATCCGACATGTTTTCAAACAATAGAGCTTCAACATTGGAACCCAAATCTGGATTAAAAAGTCTGTCATAGTGTTTGGTCAACAGAAGATTACGAATCGAACGGATCACCGCTTGCGTATCATAGCTCAAAGCAATATCATTCGTCACCGGTTTTTTGGTGAACGTGAAGTCTATGTCTGAGTATATCTTTTGTAGGTTTGCCATCTTTTATTTATGTCTAGGAGTAAAAACGCTTTTTGGAACTTTGAAGCTGTTGAAGAAAATTCTTAGGCCGGAACGCAAAATTTCGAATTTTATGAATTCAGTCTTTGCAGTATTTTATCTGAACCAACCAAATTCATGAGTTCTGTCTCGGTTTGTCCCATATTGTTGAATACTTTAACATCGTTGTAATTTGAGACAATTTCTTGTGATGCGGTGAAAAATGCAACATCCGCATTTCTTCTGGTATCCATAAATGTCGTAATTGAAGCCAAATTTGCAACCATTGAGTTTAAGATTGTAGAAGACAAATTACACTGATATACGGTAACAGGTATTTCGCCGCCATCACTATATGAGTACATGCTGTTTGTGATTTGTGTCGAATAACCTTGAATTTTGGTATAAAACGTCAACAATTCATCATTTTTGTACAAACTGGTTAATCCACCAACGATTGGTGCATTATTCTGCACACCATCAGACTGGTATGTAATGTACATCATTATCTTGCCTGTACTCATTACAGTTTTGAAGTGTGGTAATGAGATTGTATTTGCATTTATTTGTGTTACACCAGACAATCTATCTGTATGTGCTAGGAATTGATTGCCTGCGGCCAATAAGGTGTTAGCTGCAACAAATACGATATTTGCATTGCTTGACTGAATTCCTGTAATTGCAATGATAGAATTTGCAGAATTGGTGATATCCGTGGTGACATTGGCCACAGGGTTCTTATAATAACCAGTTGTGGCATTATTTGCAACATCACCTTGTTGCCATGTAGTCATCAATGGAGGCAAAGACTCCATGTGTTTGATTGTGTTGTTTGCTAACGCCTGCACGGAATTGCCACTGGCAGAAGCATCAAAGTTTAATCTTGCAAAGATACTCATTATTTTCCTTAAACCATCTTGGGAGTTGGTGGACCACTGGGTCCTCTAGATGTTGGATGAATATGAAAGTCATAAATTGATGTGTTCACTTCATCCGTCATCATAATTGCAGACATTAGACCAAAGTTACCTGTTGGTGAGTTCATTGAAGCACCCGCATTAATTGTTGCACCAGCATATATGTTAGTTGAACATAGAATCTGTGTTGGTGTTGCAATTGGAAAACCAACAGCAATACCACCAGTCAATGTAACAAATCCCAGTGGACCTGCACTCATACCTGTGGCTGCATCAACTCTAGTTGTAGATGTAATCTTGGATGCAACAATCTCACCTTTAACTGAAAGGTCACCACCGATTGACACATAATCACCTGTGGATATTTGCAATGTGCCTAAGGCACTGACGCCAGCCGTAATCTCCATATCACCTTGTGAAGTGATACTCGTTGTCTTTTCCACAACCTGTGTGAAGTTGCCCTTTATGTGTTGTTCTAAGTTACCATCAATGGTTTCTACCTTGTCACCCATAATGTGCATATTACAATCACCTTCAACGGTGATGTTACAAGTGCCTTTAATCAATACGTTCTTGTCTTTGATAGTAATCTCATAACCATCACCAAACACCTTGTGTACTTCGTCACCATTTGGGTGCATTTCGATGAATGTTCCTGATCGATGTGAAAGTCTAACACGTTCACGACCTGGTGTGTCATCCATCTCAAATGAATGTCCACGTGGAGTTTGCGTTACTGTGTTATAACGATACTCCGGTTGATAATCTGTATTGGCTGCAGATTCTGGTTCAAAGAACCCTTTATAAAAACTTGGTTTATCACTCATGGCGATTGTGTATTTTGTTTATCATAAGAATTGGACGTACCATCAGAAGATATCTGTTGAGCCGCTGATGTGATGCCTGCCATATATGTAGTCAGTGAAAAACTACCATTGGCATCTGTGCCTGATACTAAGGCATACATTGTAGGATCTGCCGAAGTACTTTGTACAGAAGACATAGATTCTTTTGTTGTATTCGATAACTGTGTCAACATCGTTTGTGCTGTGCCCTGTACTTGACCTGGAATAGACTCGATTTGTGTGACAAGGTTATTCACAGAACCCAAGAAATTCAATATACACTGTTGCACGATTGATTTTATTCTGTTTGGTAAACTGTTTAGATAATCCACAATTTGTTGTATTTCAGTAAACAACGAAGCATAGAACGAGGTAAGTTCAACTGCTTTCGCAACTTTCTTTGTTAACTTGTTGATTTCTCTAAACAAATCTTTTGCAACAGTAAATTCTAAAGAAACTGTGCCTGTTGGATCTAGACCAATTACTTTCAACAATGTGTCAACGACTAACCTGAACTTATCGTTCATAATCTCAACTAGAATACGGATGGCCTGTGCGGATTTGTTCTTACCACTCTTAATTGCATTTTGAATTGCTGTGACTGGATTATCCAATCCCGCAAGACCAATATCCAAGTTTAATTCATATCTAAAATCACATGCATGTTCCAATGAGGCATTGGTGCTTGCAATCGCCGTACCAGCAACAACACTTCTGGCCAATGGTGGTGTAGTAACTGGTCCCGATGATTGTCCAGCTGGCAAATCTTTTTTGATTGGATCTGTGCTTTGTGGTGAAAACCCCTTAGATGTATTATGAGATGGTGCAAGAACACCAGGTAATACACCAATAATAACTGGAGATTGTGCGCCTTGACCGTCTTGGAAATAACCAACAACGTAATCACCTTCCACCAACGTGGAGAATGTTTTGCCTGTGTTGGGTGAAGAAATTGGCACCGACCAAGGCAATGTGGACGATGGAACTTCTGATATGTTTTCTGAATGTACACCAAACACACGAACTTTACAACGACCCATGTTTAGTGGATCTTTTGTGTCCTCAACTACACCAGTCCATATGTTGTTATACTTGGTTACATAATTTCCCATTTTAATCCTCTTTTACCGTATTCACCGATTGATAGTTTCTGAGTGAACTGTCTTTCGCAATTTCAACCACAGTTTGGTATACACCTTGTGATTGTAATATGTGACGTACTGCTGTGACCAAATACTTACCGGAATAAAACTTGTCTTTATCTTTATTTTGACCACCAGTCAATGAAAGTAAATCAAAGTTGATTGTTCTTCCTACTGCCAGTCCAGGATCACCAGGAATCACCAGTTTGACAACGGTGTGATTGGCCAATGCCAGTTGTGCTGTTCTATATTTAACGTAGGTCTCGGCAAAAATATCTTTGGCAACAGAACCAGGTTTTTCATCAATATAGGATGAGGTATTTGCCTTTGTTGTACCCCAAAGAACCTTTAATGAACCTTCATATGATTGATTTGGTGAAACACCTAATCTATTGGTTGACGATGGTAATATACCTTGGCCATTAACAGGTTTAATGTCTTGTTTGTATTTGTTATAATCGAAATCTGAGATACTATACGTTCTGGTTAATGGATCAACCACGATGGTTCTGTTTGCAAACATACCAGAAGATGTGTCGTTCAATGCATCAAATGTTTTAACAATCTCAAACTTCAACACACTATTAATTTTATCATTCAATGTTTGTGTGCTTAGGTTATTTTGCTGATATTTGTAAGTTGTATAAACTTCCTCTTGCATCATTGAAGCAATCGACTTAAAATTATATCCATTTCTATTTTCAAATAACAACATGTCTGCACCAATCAAATTAGTTTTTGTTGGTCTTGCATATATTGACAACCAGCTGATTGCTTCAAATGGTTTCAACAATGGTATCACAAAATCATACAAACCTGTGGTTTCTTCTATACTTACAGGATTTGGTGTCTTTAACTTATCAATCAAAATGTCTCTTATCATATCAGATATTTTGGTACCGGTGTATGACTTACTTACTTTGATTTGTTCAGACAACACCAATTCTTCCGAACAAAAGAATATTTTATAAACTTCCGAATTTAAATTTGCGTTATTTTTACGGTCACCAATCTTATATACTCTGAAAGATTTTTTAATATTGTTGGCACCATTTCGTTGTTTGCCAAATACAATATCAATGTACTCTTTACCTGTAATCTGAAGTTTCTCGATTAGACCTAATGAATCACGTACAACAACATAACCTGATGTGGAAAAACTGTAAATGTCCTCAAAATATGAAATTTCTTCCATTATTCTCTTAAGGTCTATGTTGTCTCCACTTGCACTACGAAAGTTTAATAGGTCAATACTAGCGTCTTGAGGACCATAACTTCCCGCAGGTGATTCTGTATCTTCAAATTTGTTCATTCATTAACCCATCAATGTTTCGAACTCTTGTTCTAATTGTGATGCATAGTTTTTATTTAACAACTTAATGTTTCTTTTGGATTCATTCAATCGTATTTCATAATCTAAAAAGGTGACTTCGTGCTTCGTCAATTCATACAGTACTGTGCCTGTTGAAAACTCCATAACTTTTGATTGTTCAATCAATAAATCATATTCTTCTTCTGAAATTGTATATGCGTTTGATACAGACGAATTATCGCCCAAGTTGGTTGTTGTGATAACTTTTTCATACGAATGTACCGCATATGGATTGGTGTACTTATCATCAACGTAAGAGTTGAAAGCATTGATACTTAATGGCCAATCCCATTGTGGATCCAAGATGTTATTACTATACAGTACAATCCAAAAACGGTTTACGTCACCATAGTATTTGTGTGCCACAATTTCTGGTGTGTCACCATCTTGTATACTGTACTCATAGAAAACCAAAGGGTTCTTTAAAACAGCTGGCATCAAACTCAATCTGTTTAAAAGATTTGTGTATACTTGAGAATTACCTTTTTTGTCGGTAATTGCAATTAGTGGAAACTTACTAAAGTATTTCATCTCTCAGCCTCAATAGATGTTCTATCAACCAACTCTGTTTCTATGAAAGAAATGGTCATTGTTGTTTGAACTGGTGCACCATTTCTAAACGCTGCCCAACCGTTAGGTGCATAATCAACTTGAATGTTTTCAATAACACTTCTTCTGATTGCATTTAAATTATAATTTGGTTGACCATTATAGAAAAAGGCCACATCAAAAACAGAAGGTGGATTAAAAAAGAAACCTGATAGTTTATTAACTACTGTTGGCGCAGCGTGTTTCCTGAATGTTTTGATAATTTGTTTTACTACATTAGCTTCTTGTTCAGAAATTGGTGTAAATGTGAAGGTCATTTCATATTTACGGAAATCAATACCTTCAAAAATTTGTTGTTCTTGTGGATTAAATGCATAACCCATTTTATTCATTCCAAGCTTGCCCACGTTTGAGGTGATGGCTTTTGCGATTGTTCCGACCAATGGTACAATTGATCCGGCTGCATCAGCAACACTTAATTTGTCATACTGAACTTCGTAACCAAATGACAATGAATCTGGCATTGACAATTGAATTGTTGCTTTGGTTCTGGTTGTTGATGGTGAATAGTTTAGTTTTGGTGCATTACTGAAAACATCAACTACTTTTGCATATGCTTGTCCTGGAGTAATATCTTTTGCTTTTTGAATGAATTCTCCTGCTTTGTTGATACCTTCTTCGACGGTTGCAGGAATGTTTGTGTTGTCATATGCTGTGTTGACTTTATTATACAAATTAACTGCAGCTTTTTCAATATCTTTTAATGTTACAGGATCAATATCTGAGATATCGAATTGCACAACGTGACCTTTACCTGTGCCACGGTTTCCAACATCCAAAGGATATTTCAAACTAGTTAATGCATATTGGTGTCTATATAATGAAGAAAGCGGACCTTCCGCTGTGTCTCCATTGGAACTATCGGTAGTTACTTGTGTAACTTTAAGTGACGTACCAGCATTACCAACTTGTACAGGTGATAAAGTTGTGTTGACGTTATTTCGAGATTGTTCTTCTGTGGCCATTTTTTTATTAAAAAATTGATTTACATAGTATTTATGGCGTATTCTGGAACATTTAAACCCACAAACCCTGACAAATATGCAGGAGACCACAAAAACATCATATACCGCTCGTCATGGGAATGTAGAGTGATGACATGGCTCGACAAAAATCCAGACGTTGTTACGTGGGCATCAGAAGAATTAATAGTTCCTTATGTATCTCCTGTTGATGGTAGATATCACCGATACTTTCCAGATTTCTTGGTTAAGGTCAAAACCAAAGATGGTAAGACAAAAACAATGATGATTGAGGTCAAACCCAAGAAACAAACTAAAGAACCTGAGAAAAAGAAACGTATCACCAAACAGTACATTAATGAGGTGACCACTTGGGGTGTCAACCAAGCAAAATGGAAGGCAGCAACCGAATACTGTGCTGACCGTGGTTGGGAGTTCATGTTAGTTACAGAGGACCACCTAGGCCTATAACTAAATAGAAGATGACTACAAAACCATCCGTACTAACAAAATTAGCAGAAGAAAAGGCAAAAAACAACCATCAAACGATGGGACGTGAAGCCTTGGCTTGGCTAGCAAAACGTATACAGGAACTAAAGAATCCACCGCGTCTTGCTTTACCTATCACAAAAGAAAAAGACCGTCACACCAAATCTAGTGACCGTCAAAAGTTTCTTATGGGTGGATTATACTTCTTTAGATATAATCCAAAAACCAAAAATGATTTACCTTATTATGATATATTTCCATTGGTTATGCCACTGAAACGTGAGGCGGATGGTTTTCTCGGTTTGAATTTGCATTATTTGCCCATCAAATACCGAATCATGTTTATGAAGAAATTGATGACCAAGGCCATATACGATGATAATGATGAAATCAAACGTATCAGAATCACATATGACATATTGCAGGCATCATCGAAGTATAAAGAATTTAGACCTTGTATAAAAAAATATCTGTATACACACATGAACTCAAAAATACTCAAGGTTCAACCAGAAGAATGGGATATTGCACTATATTTGCCAGTACACCAATTCAAAAAAGAACAAGCCAAGAATGTATGGCAAGATTCCGTACAAGACATAAGGAATTCATAAATGGCAGGCAGCATCAACGATTTTAAATCTACGTTTAATACAGATTTAGCACGTGCCAACAGATTCGATGTGACGATTATACCACCACTGTCTGTTGTGGCATCTTCTTTTGTTACATCCAGAAATCTTAGTCTACGTTGCGAAAACGCAGAGTTACCTGGTCGTACACTGGCCACAATGGACAGAAAAACATATGGTCCTATTGAAAAGTTACCTTACTTGACAACATACAATGATATTGACCTCACATTCATCATTGATGGTGATATGAAACAAAAACGTTTCTTTGATGCATGGTTAGAATTGGTCAACCCAAAATATACAAACGACTTCAATTTTAGGTCGGATTATGCATGTTCCGTTCTGATCAAGCAATATGATGTGACAAACGAATTGACATATGACATTGAACTGATTGAGGCGTATCCTATCTCTATGAACCAACTTGAACTTGATTGGTCCTCTGACGCCAACCACAGATTGGTTGTGACATTTGCATACACTGAATGGCGTAACAACCAAATTGTGAACATTATTTAAATTAAGGAGTTATTATGGCTTTACCAAAACTTGAAGTGCCAACCTATGAACTTGAATTACCATTATCAAAGAAAACGATTAAATATCGTCCATTCTTAGTCAAAGAACAAAAGATTCTATTGATGGCAATGGAATCAGGCGATGCAAAATCTATTCAACAAGCAGTTAGAGATATTTTGACTACTTGTACACTATCATCAGGTTTCAACATTGATGTTGTGCCAATTATTGATATTGAATATTACTTTTTAAACCTACGTGCAAAGTCCGTGGGTGAAATTGCTGAATCTAAGTATCGTTGCAATAACAAGGTAACAAAAGAAGATGGCACCGAAAAAGAATGTGGTAACATCATGGATTCAAAGGTAAATCTGACAGAGATTAAACCAAAAATTGATGATACGATTAATTCAGAGATTAAGATTACAGATAAACTCACTGTTAAGATGAAATACCCCGAATTCGGTGTTATGAAAGATTCGGCCGATAGTACCAATATTACTGATGTAACTTTCAGATTGATTGCCAGTTGCGTAGAATACATTTATGATGGCGAACAATTCTATTATGCAAACGAAACGCCACTTGATGAGATGGTGGAGTTTATTGAAGGATTGAATCAACAACAATTTGAACTAATGGAACATTTCTTCAACAATATGCCAAAGATGAGTCACATTGTTAAGATGAAGTGTTCTAAGTGTTCATTCGACCATTCATTTGATGTGGAGGGTCTGGAAAGTTTTTTCGGTTAGCCCTTCGATATGATGACTTGAAGAATTACTATAAAACTAATTTTTCATTGATACAACATCACAAATATAGTCTTAATGAACTCGAAGGGATGATACCATGGGAAAGAGATATCTACGTTACTATGTTAATACAATATATTGAAGAAGAAAACAAAAAACTTAAAGAACGACAACAGAAACAATAATGCCTGCAAACGTATCAGAAGTAACAAAAGAGACTACCAGTAAACTACTCAACTCCCTTAAGTCAACTGAGGGAGTCGAAGACGTTTCTGGTTCATCTACTGACGCCGAAATTTTAGGTTCAATCTATAAATTAATGGTGAGAACAGAGGGTCTAAAGAAACTACGATACGACAAAGAAAAAAGTCAATCTGAATCTTTGGAAAGAGAATCCCGAAAGAGACACGAAGAAATTGTTGATGCATTGGGTATCGAAACAAAAATACCACAACAGAAATCTGAAGATCCAAAACCTATTAAAATAGGCAAACCAAAACAAACAACCGAAATTACAAAAACTGGTACTCAACCGGCTCAACCCACAAAACCAGTTACCCCACCATCAGCAACACCAACCGTACCAAAAGAAAAGGCTGCAACGGCAGCTGCATCCACCGCATCCACCGCATCCAAGGTCATCGTAGGTGCAACAGGAGTTGGGCTTGGTGCCATCGCTGCAATCTCAATATTAGGTGAAACCAGCGCAAGGGGTAAGAAAGCAACAATGTCCAAAAGTGGCCAAGTTGTACCAAATGATCCAGAACCTGGTGCATTTTCTTATGGTTTCTTTGGTATGAATTCTAAGGCAAAAACAATTCATGCCTTTGTTGGTTCGCATCCAGAATTCGGTCTCACTGCAAAACCGGGAACAGACGAATTCAACAAACAATGGAAAGCACTTGCTCAAGCAAGGCCAGATGAATTATATAATGCACAATTGGATTGGTATGATAAGAATATTTTACAACCATTGAGAAAAGACCTGAAATCTTTGCAATTAGATTATGCAAATGATGACAGGATTTTGGCATACATGGCTGACAGACGTATTCAATATGGTAAAACGATGGAGACACAAGCATTGAAGTATGCATCGGCAGGTTCAACTGCGCCAGAGTTTATCAATAGAATGACTGATTTCGATTTGGAAAATGTTGGAACCGCATTTAAGACATATCTATCAAACAACAACGGTAATTCTATAGGTTTGAAGAATCGTATTGAAAGACGAAAAATGATGGCTATGCAGTTGACGCAAGACACAGGCAACACATTAGATTCAACTTCAAAGAATAATACAGATTTGTGGCAAGCACGTAAAGATGGTGATACTGTGGAATCAACCATCAACAAAACAAACGTAAATATGAATCAACAATCAGGCGATGTTCAGAATAAAAAAGAGGACGATAGATCCGCTTACGAAAGAAAGAAGAATAGCAAATGAGTATTACGTACCAACAAGCCAAACGAATTAGAAAGTCGTCCTTATCTGGACTAATCGCTGACCAGTTATTGTATGAAAAGAGTATTGGTGCCGCTGTTAAGAAGGCGATATCGTTAAAAACACGTGGTACTCTTATGGGTATCACACAGAAATTAGATCCTCTTAACATTGCTAAGTTCTTAACATTCGGATCAAGTCTAGGTCCTGCTTTGTTGGGTCAAATTACAGGTAGAGATCCACGTGACATTGCATACTTCACAGGACGTTTGAAACCTATCCGTGAAAATACTGCGGCTCGTATTGGTAGAGTACCTAGTGCTGGAGGCACCGGTGAACTGAATAGTGTACTGAGAAAAATCTATACATTAATGCAAGCGTCACACAATGATGAAATCAAACGTTTAGAATTAAGTAAAAACCTTGACGAAGAAAAACAATTAGAAGAAAAGAAACGCCATAAAGAATTGTTGGAAGCACTCACTGGTAAAAAAGGCGCCAACACGGCAATACCAGTCAAAGAAAAAGGTGAAGGACTCTTTGGTTCTCTAATGAATATGATTGGTGATGCAATCAAAGGTGTGAAAGATTGGGT